CTCGTTGCGTACTTCGTGCATCAGATCGTTGCGGAAATGGAACATGCGGCCGGTCAGCATCTGCAACGTCTCGTCTCCGCTCGTGATGATGGCGCCTGGCTGACCTTGAATCACCAGATGGAAGCGTTTCCAGTAGCGCGTGTGCTCAGGCGTGTCGATGTGCGCATAGATCCGGCCTCCCGGTCGCACGCGATTGACCATCACGCGACCGATGCGCGTCGCACCGACGAACCGTGCCAGATCGAACACGAACGGATGCGCCTGCGTCAGCTTCGACCATGCCGGATAGGCGATCGACTCGTGCTGATCGTATCCCGGCAACTTGTTCTGCTTGTACAGCTCGATCTCTTCGTCGCTCATGCCGGTCTGAATCTCCGGGAAGCGCAGCATGATCGTGTCGGTATCGCCGAACGGCCCCTGTGGATAGTTGCGTAAGAACGTGTCAGCCGTCCACAGGTCAGGGTCCATCGAGATCGCGAGCGACAGGGCGCTCACGTCCATGCCGTCGCGGAGAATATGAAAATTGCGCATTAGAAATGAAGTGTGAGAAATGAAATTGCGGCGAACGCCATCAGCCACCAGAACGCCGCCTTTAGCACGTCGGGGCCATTGCGCCAGATATCGCCCGCGAGTATCAGCGGAAACAACAGGACGCCTTTGATGCCGCGCAAGATCGCCGGCCAGAACGCTTCGAAGAACGCGAAGCAGATCACGCAGGCGAGGGCGCCGAATATGGCGTGTTGGATCACTTTCTCTCCTTCTCAATTGTGTGTGCGAGCGAACTCCGGATCAATGTCGCCAGGAAGACGCCCTTGATCTTGGCTAGTTCATGCAACTCACGCAACATCGACGGCGGTAAAAAGATCACCGTCCGCGTCATTTTCTCATCAACCATTTTCATCCTTCCGCTGCACATGTGCACTCAGTATAGGTGATACACATGTGCAGCACAACTAACTTCTACTGTATACTTTCTGGCATTGAATTTTCCCACCAGAGGGTGAGTGCATGGACCAAGAGATCGAAACGCAGCATCCGGAACTTGAGCAGGAGCAGCCCGAGGAAGTCGCGGCGCCTGCTTTATTTGACGACGAAGACCAGGAGTCGGAAGCGCCTGAGTCGACGGAAAGCGCCGAGCAGCCGGAAGGCGAGCAACAATCACTGAAGGGCCAGCCGGCGCCGAAGTGGGTCGCGGATCTGCGCAAGAGTCACAAAGAGATCATGCGCGAGAAGCGCGAGCTCCAGCGCGAGCTCGAAGAGATTCGCTCGAAGCTGCCGCAGCCTGCGCCGACGCTCACCGCCAAGCCGACGCTCGACCAGTACGACTACGACGAAACGCGATTCTCGGAGGCGTATGACAACTGGATGGAGCAGAAGGCCAAGCTTGACGCAGCCGATCGCGCCAAGCTCGACGCGCAGCGCAAGGAGCAGGAAGAGGTCGAGAACTTCAAGAAGTCCTATGCCGCCCGCAAGGAATCGCTCGGCGTGGCTGACTTCGAAGAAGCCGAGTCCGAAGTCGGCTCGATCCTGAACCAGACGCAAGCTGGTCTGCTGATGCGCGGCGCCGACGATCCTGCGGTGCTGGTCTATGCGCTCTCGAAGTCTCCCGCCCGTCTGATCGAACTGTCGAAGATCGCCGATCCTGTCAAATTTACCGTCGCAGTCGCGAAACTGGAAATCTCCTTGGCTACCAAGAAAACAACCCGGCCGGCGCCCGAAGCGCGCGTGACGGCAGAGCGCGGAACTGGCTTCAACGCGACCAGCTCGCAACTCGACAAACTGCGCGCAGAAGCCGAGCGCACGGGCGATTACTCGAAGGTCGTCCAGTACAAGAAGCAGATGCAGAAGTAATCCAGTAGTTGCTACACTTTTTGTAAAGTAGTACCATTCGGGAAAGCGAAATGTATCGGGCATGAGATAAATCCTTGCCCGGTACGTCGCAAGCATCAACGTATCTCAGCCCCATCGGCGCCTTGAGCGTTAGTCCTAGCTGGATGCGAAATCAGTGGCGAACCCGCCATTTCTTTTCGTTGTTTTATTTAGGATAACCAATCATGGCACAGCCTCCGGCAACTCCGTTCCTTTCGACTGCGAACTCGTTCTCGAAAGAAGAGCGCATCGCATTCGAAAACCTCCTTGAAGGCTTCAACGACCAGTTGGTCATGTCGAAAGCCGTTACCGTCTTCTCGAACGACCAAACGATGATGGCCCGCGCCGGCGATATGATCCGCCGCCCGATGCCGTACATCGCCCGTTCGTTCTCGGGCCTCGATCAAACCGCAAACTTCGTCGGCAAGACGCAGCTTACCGTTCCGGCCGCAATCGACACGATCCGCAGCTCCCCGTGGACGATGGACGCGACCGAACTTCGCGACGCGCTGCAGGAAAATCGCCTTGGCACGGCTGCAAAGCAAAAGATCGCCTCCGACATCAATGTCGACGTGGTGAACGCCGTTTCGACGCTCGGCTCGCTCGTCGTGAAGCGCACGGTCGCTGCAACCGGCTTCGACGATCTGGCGCAAGCTGATTCGCTGATGAACGAGTCTGGCATCGACTACGACGGCCGTTACTCGGTCTTCGGTTCGCGTGATTACAACGCAATGGCCGGCAACCTCGCCAGCCGCGCGTATCTGGTCGAAGGCCAGAAGGCAGCGACCGCCTACGAAATGGCAACGGTCGGCCGCCAAGTGGCAGGCTTCGAGCGCGTGCTCAAGGCTGACTACCTCGCGCGCCTGGCTGCTGCTGCTGGCGTGACGGTCACGGTGAACGGTGCGAACCAGTACACGGTTCCGAAGGCTCTGGCAGCATCGCCGAGCGGCCCGCTTCAGTCGAACGTCGACAACCGCATCCAGGCGCTGGCAATCACCGTCACGTCGGGCACGGTCAAGGTCGGCGATGCATTCACGATCGCTGGCGTGAACAACGTCCATCCGATCACGAAGATCGACACCGGCCAGCTCAAGACCTTCCGCGTGGTCGGCATCGTTTCGGGTGCAGGCGGCACGGGTACGGTCCAGATCACCCCGGCGATCATCTCGGGCCAGGGCGCAACGGACGCAGAACTCGCGTATAAGAACGTGACGGCAACCCCGGCAGCGGGCGCGGCGATCACCTGGCTCAACACGGTCACGTCGGGCGTGAACTGCTTCTGGAAGAAGGAAGCGGTCGAAATCCTGCCGGGTCGCCTCGCGGTTCCGTCGGATCAAGGTCTCGCAGTGATGCGCGGCACGACCGACCAGGGCATCGAAATCGTGATGACCAAGCAGGCGCACATCGAAACGTACAAGTCGCTGTACCGTGTCGATGCGTTCTACGGGGTGTCTGTGACGAACCCTGAAATGGCCGGCATCATGCTCTTCAACCAGACGTAAGCAACGTTTCTCGGGCGCCCTTCGGGGCGCTTCGCTTACCTTTGGGGGATTTTCATGGCGACTACCAGCGAGGCGCGTGCGCTTCCGTTTTTCACGGATCTCTTCGGCCTTCCGCTTGAGTCCGGCTCTATCTATATCGGCCAATCCGGGCTTGATCCTGTCGCATATCCTGCTGTCGTCACGTCCGACATCGCGGGCAGTGTTGTCGTTACTCAGCCGATCCGCACGACTCATGGCCATGCTGTTTCTGCCGGCGCGCAGATTCATTTGTACTGTCAGGTCCCGTATTCGATCACGATTCTTGATGCAGCGGGGCGAGTCGTATACGCGTCGCTGAACGAAACCGATCCGGTTGCGCTTGCCGTTGCATCATCCAGCGTTCAAAGCGCCGCAGATCTTGCCACGCTTCGCGCACGTTCTGGCTCGTCTACTAATCAGGTATGGGTTACCGGCTTTGGTCTGTATGTGTATATCCCGACAGACAAGACATCGCCGGAAAACATTCCGAGAATTATTGTAGGCAATGACGGATCGCGTTATTACCTCGATACGCAATATGTTCAAGGGGTATGGGTCAGCGCCAACTCGCCCGGCTCCCCCTCAATTCAGGGCGCGCATCTAAGTTGGAACGATGCCGGTGGATTGGGTCAGGCATTCCTTACGTCAAATAAAGGGCTTGGTGTAGGAGGCGTCGTTCTTAGAACGGTAAATATCGACGGCTCCGCAGAACTCGGACGAGTTACGGTTGGCTCGAATGGATCGCTTTCTTCAGATGGCGGCATTACTACGTTGTCGGGTGACATCCGATCTGCGGGCAATTTGATTGCGCAAGGAAGCATTGTTTCGCTTCTCGCCGACGGATCGCGCTCCCTCGCTTGGGATCCTATCAATAGCCGATACGTGCTCGCCGGCTCGGTTCCGCTTTTCGTCAATGGGTCTACGGCCGTTACGGTTACAAGCGGGATTTCGAATCAGCTTGCAAATGGTGTTGGCGCACTTGCGCTCGGGACTAACGCTGCGCCGACTCCGGCACAGCCTGGCACATGGGCGCAGACAGGAACCAACTCAAATTCCGTCTACCTTTGGGTGAGGACTGCGTAATGGAATATCACTCAATTGCTAATCCGATTTGGGTCGATGCCAACCGCACGATGATCTCGATCGACATCGTGTTCCCGGCGCTCAGCGATGCGCCCGTCAAATTCAATGCGTCGCCTGAAGATGTGATGCCGCACGGCCGCGCCATCTATGCAGAGATTATCGCTGGCGATCATGGCGCGATCGCAGAACCAACAATCACAGGCTAAAACATGTCGACCATCGGGGATCTCTGCGTAACTTCATCCGTCAGCTCGGATGATAAGCTGCCGATCTGGCAAAATTGCAATGGCGTAACGCGCGCACTTCCTATCTCTGTGCTCGACGAGCGCTATCTGACACAGGATGATATTGCTGCGTTGGCGGCAAGTGCAAAGGTCGAAACCTTCGTTTCTGGCGTGAATTTCACGCCTGGCGTTACGATTGGCCTGACGCTGGCGAATCAGTATTTCTCCGCGTCAAACATTGAAGTGTTCTTCGATGCTGCGTTCCAAGGTCCGGACCAATACAGCTTGATCGGGTTCGGCCTCGTTTTTTCGTCTCCTATTCCTGTAGGAGTACAGAACGTCTATGTACGTGGCGGTGCAACGCGCATTACCGGCGCTCCGAGCGATGGAACGGTAAATGATTCGTCTGTTGCGCCCGGGTCCACCCTTTGGCATCGCATCCACGACACGATTACCGTAAAGGACGCCCAATTTGGCGCTCGAGGCGATGGCGTGACGGATGACTCGGCTGCGTTCCAGAGCGCTTTGAATTGCGCAATTGCTCAGAACAAGCGGCTTGTGATCCCGTCTGGCATGTACATCATCAGCGTGCCGCTGGTTGCTCAATTTAGCAATTCCACCGGCGGCATCAATTACCAAGGGCGCCGGCCGCGCATTGAGGGCGAAGGGTCCGAGGGTACGCTGTTGTTTTATACCGGCGCAAGTGCATTGCCGGTTCTTTCGGTTATTGGTGCGGGGGATTACGTCGACATCCCGACCATTAAAGGCTTTCGGATCAACCGATCTTTCGTTGCGCCTTCAGGCGTCGGCTTGTGTGTCAATAAGATGATTCACGGCGTTATCGAAGACATTGAGGTTTCAGGATTCGATACCGGGTTGCAGCTTACCGATGTGAATTCATTCAAGCTCGTCAAGGTCAATCTTTCGAACGGGAATTATGGATTCTACGCACAGCAAGGCGGCGGTGGAGTAACCGCGCCAAATCTGATCGAATGGGATTCATGTGCGTTCGGCGGCAACCGGAAAGGCGCGGGCGTTTCACTTTTGGGTGATACCGTTTCCTTCAGAAATTGCTCGTTTGAGGGCAACGGGGATGGCACCACGCCAACTCTTACGTTGACTTTTAACGGCCAAACTGGATGCGCGGCGAGCAGTTTTTATAACAACTACTTCGAGGGTAATTGGGGGCAGGCCGACATCTACCAGACGCTTGTCGCGGGAATGACGCACGGCAATATGGTTGTCGAAGGGAACGTATTCGATAAGATCGATGTAACGAAATATGTTACGAATCACATTTTCGTTGATGCATCCGCTCTTGGGGCTGTCCCTAACGCCTTCAATATGCAGATCCGTGGAAATGGGTTCTTCAATAGTGGCGCTGCCCCTCATAACCCGGCCATCGTGCAGGCTTCAGGTGGAAGCGGGTATTTCGGTTTCCGGTCTAACGATCTGGTGAACGACAATACATACAGTTTTGCCAGTGAGCAGCCGACTATAATTTCCAGCTCGCTTATCGATGGCGAGGCTGTATGCCAAATAAGTTCGGCTGGCGTCATTTCGAATAATTATGGCGTCACGGCATGTTCAAAGACGGCTACGGGTCAATACACACTCACCATCCCGCAACTGACATCGGGAGCGGCCCTCGTTTCTGTCACGCCCAATACAACCACGATTGCGCAGGCTAGTGGTGCAGTAACGGGTGCGACGCAAGTAATTATCCAATTGGCCAATGGAGCAGGGGCTGCGGCTGACATCGCATCCACTGTCCGAGTAAAGATGCTTTGAGCTAAAAAAATAAATTTAGCCTAATCGGGGAATTGAAATGAATGATTTAGCAGCAAGCGCGGCAAAAGTTGCGCCGCCATTATCGGCGACCGTCGCAACGCTGCTCGGTTATGGGCTGCAAGATTGGTTGGTCGTTATCACGATCGTCTACACCATTCTGCAAACGGTCTTTCTGGTCTATGAAAAGTTGTTTCGCAAATGAACAATGAAAACCTTCAGAAACTGATTGCCGAGCTGCGCCGCGACGAGGGCGTTCGATACTCTGTCTACAAAGACACGAAGGGTATCGATACGGTAGGCGTCGGCCATAACCTGCAAGCGAAGCCGATGCCGCCCGGCTGGTCTTGCCCGCTCAATGACGTTCAGATCAATTCCCTGCTCGACGACGATCTCGAAGACGTGTTCCACGATCTCGACCGCGCGCTGCCTTGGTGGACGGATCTCAACGACGTTCGCCAGCGCGTCATCGCAAACATGGCTTTCAACTTGGGGATCACGAAGCTGCTTGGTTTCCGGAACACGCTCGTGTTCATGCGTCAGGGCAAGTACGACGCGGCGGCTGACGGCATGCTCGCGAGCGCTTGGGCGACGCAGGTAAAGGGCAGGGCGCAACGCCTCGCCGACATGATGCGCAAGGGAGTATGAAATGGGATTGCTCGACATCACCGGTATCAGCTCGGTGCTCGACTTCGGTTCGAAAATAATCGACCGAGTTTGGCCCGATCCGCAGCAGGCAGCCGCGGCGAAGCTTGAACTATTCAAGGCGCAGCAAGCCGGCGAATTTAAGGAGATGGATCAAGCCTTCGAAATCGCCAAGGCTCAGATCGGCGTGAACCAGACCGAAGCCGGGAACGGCGCCGTGTTCGTCTCTGGCTGGCGTCCTGCGATCGGATGGGTATGCGCCTGCGCGCTCGCCTATCAATACTTGATCCGCCCGATTGTCAGTTGGGGCGTGGTTGCCATCGGTCATCCGCTGCCGGCAATGCCCGGACTCGACGAAAACCTGTGGCAATTGATGATGGGAATGCTCGGCCTGGGCGGCCTGCGTACATTCGAAAAAGTAAAAGGGGCTTCGAAGTGAAAAAGATTATCAGCTGCGCGCTCGCGCTGTTCTGCTCGCTGGCACTTGGTGCCACGCTCAACCCAATCCAGCTTCTTAATCCGGCCGGCTCGACATCGGGGCAGGTCATCGCATCCACTGGGCCGACGACAGCGCCCGCCTGGTCGACGGTCACATTGTCCGGACTCGGCGGTTTAGCCAAGGCAAGTAACCTGTCCGATCTGGTCAGCGCCTCCGCCGCGCGCACCAATCTCGGACTCGGGACTGCGGCTACCGCCAGTACCGGGACGAGCGGCGCAACGATCCCGCTACTGAATGGCGCGAATACATGGGCGTCGGCTCAGACATTCTCGGTTCGGCCAACGTTCAACGGTGCGACGCCATACGATTCTGCAAATCTGACGATCGCGAATTACGCGCTGCTTGCCTCGCCGGCATTCACCGGAACGGTTACGGCGGCTGCGTTGACCACGACCGGCAATTTCACGCCGTCACAAACAAACGGCATTGTCGGCACCACGACGAACAACAACGCAAACGCCGGAAGTGTGGGCGAGTACGCGACCAATAGCACAGTCGGCACTTCGCTTACAGCAAACACCACCGCAAATGCGACAAGCGCCTCCCTTGGTGCGGGCGATTGGGATGTGCAGTGCAGCGCAGTCTTTAATCCCGGCGCCTCGACGACGGTCCAGGTGATTCAAGTTGGCGTGAATTCGACTTCTGCGACGCTGCCAGCCCTTGGCGCATTGGCAGAGCTGGCAGTGAGCTTTGCATCTGGTTCCGGACAGATTCTAGTTAGTCCTGTAGTCCGTCAAAGTTTGTCCGCTACTACGACTGTCTACTGTCCTGTCCAAGCTACTTTCGGCGTTAGCACCATGACGGTCAACGGATTTATCCGCGCTCGTCGGGTTCGCTAGTAGCTGCTGTTCGGCCATGGCCTGAGCGATTGAAATTTGGTAGTTCAGGCTTTGGTTAAGTGATCCCATTTTTTGCCCCTATGGCCTTGTTGTTGACATAATAAGTATTATCGTCTTTTCTCGGAACTCTTAGCTAACGCCTCCAAGCGCCGTTGATCTTCAATCGTCGCGACCTCGGCTGTCAGGCCCAGCCAGAATAAATATGCGCCGAAAGCGAAATCTGCATTCATGTTCTTTGTTGACTGAAGCTCGGTCGTTTCCGCATCTTCCACTCCGCGCTTAATTTGGCGCTCGGCTTCCGCCGTTACTTCCTCGTAGGTCCAAGTTTCCTTCTGCATCTGGCGCTCCTCGACATAAGTGCGGAATTATCGCAGCGAAATCTAACGGTATGACAAATGGTAGCACGACTCACGCCGGGTGTTCGCTATGAGAACGCTAGTGTGTCATTTAGCGTTCGGCTGGAGTAACGCTAAGCCTGTGGATAACTTTTAAGCGTTCGCTCTGAGTAACGCTAGAAAATGCTAGCGTTACTCCAGCCGAACGCTAAACCCCGTAGCGTTACGCTAGCCGAACAGAACTATCTATATCTTTTAAAGGCATCTCAGCCGCGCGATCCTTCGATGCGCCTTCGCGTGTCCATCAAACGGCGGACGGCAGGATGGGCGTTTTCCTCGTCGATTGGTTCGGGCGCCGGCCGAAGATCATCGGGCGGCAGTGATCCGGCCATAACGCCTCGCTCTGGATCCCATCGGAAACCCTCTCCAGGGATGATCTCGCATTCGGCAAGCGCTTCAGGGTCGACGCGCCCCTGCTTGTTGACGGCATCCCCAATAGCCTGGATCTTCTCGCCCATGTGCCACGGCACGTAATCGATAACGACCGTACATAGAATCCGCTTCCCGACCCGTATATCCATACGCTCACGCGCTATGTAGCGGGTTCCGGCCTTTCCCTTCCCTTTCTCAAGGACGCGCAGCAGTTTATTCGCGACCAGTATCTTCACGCTCTCAGAGACCGTTGATAGGCTCATTCCGGTCATTGCAGCCAGCCGGCGCATTCCAGGGTCAGCCTCGCCGGTATCGTTGTCCGCGTGCTGCTTGATGGCTGTCCAGAGCATGAAGGCGTTGCTGCCGATGGTTGCGGCCAGTCCGGACGCGAACAGATCCTGCTGCGCCGTGGTATAGCTGGTGTCGATGGTGGACTTCATACCTTGACGCCCTTCTCGAGCAGCATCACGCGAATCTCTTTCTCGATCGCGCGGCCGGCAATGCTGCTCATGCTCTCGCCGTCCGTGTAGAACGCAAGATCGCTCAGTGCCTCGTACAGATCCTCTCGGATTCGTATGTTGATCTGCCTATACGGTGTCTTCTTCGGCCGAACTCGCCAGTCGCCGCCCTGCTCTGGCTCTGCTTTCGGATCGATCGCTTCCTGTGCCTTGCGCAGCTTTTCCAGCGCGTCGGCCCCTGTGGCTTGCATGGGCTTATTCATTGCCGAAAATCTCCGTGTACAGGTTGTCGATCTCGACGGCGGCCTTCGGATCGTAATCCTTGCTCGCCAGTTCGTGGACGCCCTTCCCTTCCTCGTATGCCTTCTGGAACGCGACCCGATCGCAGATCCTGCCATCAAGCACGCGCAGCACGTCGCGGAACGGCTCAAAACCGGCCAGGAACCGCTTGTACTGGTTCGAACTGGCGTCGACCATGTTCAGTACGACAGCAACGTCTTTCGTGTCTTCGATCGCCGTATTGACGCGTCGGATCATGGTTGCGAAGTCTGGAACGGTGCTCAGGTCGGCCGGCGACGGCTTCAGCGGCACGATTACCCGATCCGCCAATACCATCGCCTCCCGGAAGTCACTGGTGTCTTTCCCGCCGATGTCGACCAGCACGGTATCGAATTGCTCGCGCAGCGCAACCAGATCGCGCGCCAGGTCCTTCCCGCGCGGGATACAAAGCATCTCTGGCTTGAGTCCTGACACGGTACGGACGGCGCACCATTTCGCTGTAGTCTGCTGCGCGTCTAGGTCGACCAGTAGCACGCGATGACCCTTCGACGCTCGCAATGCGCCTAGATTCTCGACTATGGTGCTCTTTCCAACGCCGCCCTTCTCTGCGCCGACAGTGACTAGCATGGTTCCCTCGTTCTGTAGTTGTAGCGGGATAATAGCTAGTCAATGTCGGAAGCGCAAACAAGATGTAGCACGCTATATAGCACTGGTGCTACATAGCGATCATGCAGCCTCCCTCAGTTCAAACCTCTCCGTCGCCTTCCCCTTGCGGATCTGGACAGCCTTACCCGCACTCAGCCGCTTCGTGTACTCGGCGCACGCACGCGTATATTGCCGACGGCTCACGGTGTCGACAAGCTGCTCAAATACGTGAATCCCGCCATTCATCGCCCGCAGCTCGTCGCCAGTTAGAACGAAGCTATCGCGCACATGGAACCGCTCGGCAACGTCGATCATGGCGTTCTGCGCGTCGTACAGTGCTTTCAGCCCGATCTCGCGATTTCCTGCGCTTTCGCTCAGGACGATGGCAATGTTCATGCCAATAACGATCGTGTCCCATTCGGCTTTCGTCGCCGTACCGCGCGAGAAGGAGAGGGCGGCCATGTGAACGCTTGTCAGCACTTCGAGCCGTTCCTCTCCCTGCATCGGCTCGTCGGCGTTCTTCAGATACATTATGTGATTCTTGACCTCGCGTAACTTGCGCGGATGGCGGTTCGGCTTCTTGTTCCCGGCCATTACTTCGGCTCCTTTGCTGCGAGAATGGCGCGCGCGAAATCAAGAATAGCAAGCGGCGAATCCTGCTCTGTTGTGCCTGTCTCGATCAGCCAAATGCGGCGAATCTGTTCATCCGTCAGTTCCGTTGCGGGAATGGGGGCGGCGTTATCCTCCCACCCTTTGTAGAACGATTCCTCGCGGGCGTAGGCGCTGCACGATGAGTTGTGACATAGGCGCAGCAGTTCGACATCGGTTCCGTTGCAATGAGCGCAAACCGGCTGCGCCTCCTGCCCGCTCACAGTGCGGCGTGCTTCGTAAAAATCGATCAGTGGTTGGACTGCGCTTAGCAACTGATCGTCGCCGTGAGTCTTGAGGTTCAGCACAGCCAGATCGAGCGCGGCTTTTTGTTCTGGCGTCACGATTTCTTCTCCTTAGCGGCTAGGATTGCGATACTAGCGATAGAACGCGCTTCTTCTATTTCGTCCCAATCTCCGCCGTACATTTTGTTTTCGATGGCTGCAATCTTCCGTAGAGCTTCGAGAAGCGCCGCATCCTTCCCGGCGTCCGCACGCTCCTGACTCGCGGGATTATTTTTAAGGCAAGCGAAGCAGCCACACCCTCCACAACATGCACAGGGGTCGCTCTTAATCACCATCGCGTCGGGATAGCCATTACCACCGGGCTTCGCCCCCGCTGTGTCGGCGTCCGCACGCTCAGGCGTAGGGGTGGCGAGGCAGACGATGCGCTTTTCAACGGACGCGCTCTGGAAATCCATCCAGTCCGTATCGGACCAAGTGTCATCGATGACATTGAGCACTTGATAGATCGGCTGCGCCTCACGCGGTGCGCACTCGGCTTGCGGGGCGGTGATAGTCACGCCGGGGTTTCCTTGCAGATCGGTTGCGCCTGATCCAACGACCGGAAACACATACGCCACCGCCTCACCCTTGCCGCCATCGGCGCGGGACGACAGCGCGGCTTGCCATGCCGCACGCGCCCACGCCTTGCAAGCGAAAGACGGACTCACCGCTATGCGGGTGCGTTCGCTTTTGAACCAAGCATTGAATTTTTCCCGCTCCGCATCGTCTGCCGCGCGTTTGTTGTCTGTCATTTCCGCTCCTTGTATGTCCGGCGCGATGCGCCACAGTGTCTGTCTGCTTTGAGTACGACCGAGGCGCTATAACCTGGCT